ATGAACGCGGACCGCCTGCTCGCCCTCTACGAGAAAGTGGCCGAGGCGCCCGACGCCATCGCTCGGCTGCGCCGCTTCGTGCTGGACCTCGCCGTGCGGGGGAAGCTGGTGGCGCAGGAGGCGGCCGACGAACCGGCAAGGCCAAAGCAAGGTTTCAAATCGACTGATTTGCCATTTGACCTGCCGACGAATTGGCGTTGGATGCGCGTAGGCGATCAACTCGACCTGCTCAACGGGATGGCCTTTAAGCCTACCGACTGGGTTTCATCGGGAACTCGGATTGTCAGGATTCAGAACATCAACAAACCGGAAGCGCCCTTCAACCACTGCCGACCAGAGATGGCACGCGAACGATCACTCATCGACGATGGCAGTTTCCTTATTAGCTGGTCGGGCACTCCCGGCACATCGTTCGGCGCCTTCATCTGGGATCGCGGGCCAGCAGTGCTGAACCAGCATATCTTCCGCTGCGACTTCAAAACCAGCTTATTCAATGCTCAGTTTTTGAAACTCGCGGTCAATGGGCGCCTCGACGAGATGATCGCAAAGGCGCATGGAGGTGTCGGCCTTCAACACATAACGAAGGGCAAGCTGGAAGAGATGCTCCTCCCCCTCCCACCTCTCGCCGAGCAGCGGCGGATCGTGGCGAAGGTGGAGGAGCTGATGGCGCTGCTGGATCGGCTGGTGGCGGCGCGGGGGGCTGCTGAGGCCACCCGCGACCGGCTGACCGTCGCCAGCCTCGCCAGCCTGACCGCGCCTGACGCGGATGCAGCGGATTTCCCGGCCAACGCCCGCTTTGCCCTCGCCACGCTCCCCGCCCTCACCACCCGCCACGACCAGGTCAAACCCCTCCGTCAGACCATCCTCAACCTCGCCGTCCGCGGCAAACTGGTGAAACAGGACCCGACCGACGAACCGGTATCGTGCCTCGTCGAACAGCTCCAATGCGAAAAGAAGGCGGCGAAGAAGCAGAGCGTCGAACCTGATTTGACGCTGGTAGACTTCTCGATACCATCGCATTGGATCTGGCAATCGCTGGACGCGATCCTCACGGTTGGCCCCCAGAACGGGCTCTCGCCGCGAAAGTCTGAACGAACAGATGCACCCAAGGCGATCACGCTTACGGCGACGACCAGCAGCACCTTTGACGCCCGGCATTTCAAGAATGTTGAAGTAAGCACCGCAGACGCGGCGCGCTACTGGCTGGAACCGGGCGACCTTCTGTTTCAACGAGGAAACACTCGTGACTATGTTGGCATGGCCGCGATCTATGATGGTCCGTCCGAAGAATTTCTTTTCCCTGATCTGATAATGCGCGTGAAAATATCGCGTCAGGTGGACATTCGCTTTGTGCACTTGTGGTGCATCGCTCCGTTCGCGCGCCATTTCCTAAGCTCAAACGCAACCGGCGCTCAGCAAACGATGCCAAAGATCAATCAGGGTATCCTCCGTTCACTGCCAGTCCCCCTCCCGCCCCTCGCCGAACAACACCGCATCGTGAAGAAGGTCGATGCCCTCATGGCCATCTGCGACCGCCTGGAGGCCGCCCTCGCCACCGCCGACTCCACTCGAGCGCGTCTCTTGGAAGCTCTTCTCGCCGACGCGCTGAACCCGGCATCGATGCATGAGATGGAAGCGGCGGAATGACGGAGCCACGCCTGTTCAACGTCTATTGCGACGAAAGCTGCCATCTCGAGCACGACGGCGTGCCTGTAATGGCGTGGGGTGCCGTCTATTGCCCGGCCGAGGCCAGCCGCGCCATTTCCGAAGTAGTACGGGCGCTGAAGGCCGACCATGGGCTTGCGCATGATTTCGAGGCGAAATGGACAAAAGTCTCGCCAGCCAAGGCTGATTTCTACCTGGCTCTGGTTGACCTGTTCTTGAACGATGAGCGGCTTCGGTTTCGTGGCCTTGTCGTTCCGGACAAGGGCTTGCTGGACCACGCGCGCTTCGACCAGTCACACGACGACTGGTACTACAAGATGTATTTCACAATGCTGCGCCCCATCTTCTGCGCACCGCATCGATATCGCATCTACCTGGACGTAAAGGACACACGCGGCGGGCCGAAAACCCGGAAGCTGCATGAGGTCTTGGCCAACAGTCTTTATGACTTCGACCGGGAGGCGATCCAGCGCGTCCAGCAGGTTCGCAGCCACGAAAGCGAGCTGCTCCAGGTCGCCGACCTCGTTATCGGAGCGCTAACGTATGCGAACCGTGGCCTCACAACGAGCCCGGCAAAGACGGCAGTTGCGGCGAGGCTGCGTGAGCGGCTCGGGCAAAATGTTCTGATCCGCACTTCCACGTTCACGGCAACGAAATTCAACATTCTCGTGTGGCGGGCGCGGGAGGCGGCTGGATGAACCCGCCCGATCTACTGCCGTTCGCCGCGTTTGGGGGCGACTGGCCCGCATATGAAGCCGAGCTCCACCGCATCTTCATTGCCGAGATTGCGCGCGGCGAGCTAACCTTTCGCGGAGATCGGGTGAATTGCCGCCGATTACCGGAGGCGGCGGGCCGATGGGCTTCGTTCTGGCACTTGGTTCAGGAGGGACGGGTTGAAGATGACCGCATGCCCGACCTGCGCCGATGCGAGCGGATTCGGTGGGTGCGCTGGGTGATCGAGAATGCGGCGGCTCACGCCGAGATCGACATGTGGCAGAACACCCGCGGCACCGAGACCAACACGCTGCTCTGGTTTCGCGAGGAATATCTCGTCGTTCTCGGGCAGCGCCAAGGCTACTGGCTCTTGAGAACAGCCTATTGCACCGAGAGAAGTCGGCGTATCGCGCAGCTCAGAAAGGAGCGAGATGCGTTCCGCCGCGCCAATCCCTAAAACGGCTGAAGCCGCCCAAGCGAACCTAGGCGGCCTCGAATGCTCCTCCTACACATGGCAGGTGAGACACCGGGAATGTGGCGCATCTGGGCCTGATTGTCAAGGACATCCGGCGCCCACCAAGCATGATCCCAATGCCGGCTTCGAGAGAAGTCGTATCATTTACAATGCCTTAACGATATTTGCTTTGGCGCCTAGGGCCGTCATTCAGCTAGGCAGTGGTAGCGAGTGATGGCCGTCAACCTCGTGATCGCAGTCACAGACGGAGACTGGTTCGAGATGTTGCGCCAGCACCCCAACCTTGGCGAGGTCAACTTCTGGGCACCGTCCGCGGCGAACTTCCGGGCACTTCGACCCGGCGAGCTCTTTCTCTTCAAGCTACACGCACCCCGCAACGTGATCGTCGGTGGTGGAGTGTTCACGTACGCCAATGCTCTACCATGCTCGCTGGCCTGGGAGGCTTTTGGCGTTGCAAATGGTGCTCGGTCGGCACAGGAGATGCGAGCCCGTATCGCACGCTATCGCCGGAGCGACCCGTCGGACCGAAGTGACTTTCAAATTGGTTGCCGGATCCTCACGCAGCCGTTCTTCTTCCATGAGGCCGACTGGATCCCAGTCCCACAAAGCTGGGCACCAAATATCGTTTCGTTCAAGACGTACAGCACCGGAGACGCCGAAGGCCTGGCGCTGTGGAATGCGGTGAACGACCGAATGAATCGGCAGCAATTTGTCGGTATGGCCGAAGACCAAGCGCGGTACGGCGATCCACAGCTAATCCGCCCGCGTCTCGGCCAAGGGGCCTTCCGCGTGCTCGTGACCGACTTATACCAGCGTAGGTGCGCCATAACGCAAGAGCGCACTCTACCAGCTCTGGAGGCGGCTCATATTCGTCCATACGGTGAAGGGGGCGGACACGAAGCCAAGAACGGCCTTCTTCTGAGGCGAGACATTCATAGCCTATTTGACGGCGGGTACGTGACTGTGACCCCGGAGAACCGCTTTGAAGTGAGCCGCAGGATCAGAGAAGAGTTCGACAATGGTCGACACTACTATGAGCTTCATGGCCGGAGTATCTCGCTGCCTACTGACGAGGGCGCCCGACCGGATCCCGCTTTTCTCCAATGGCACAATGAGAACCGGTTCAACGGCTGACAGAATTTGGATGTGGGTTCCGGGCGCCGCCCGGTTGGATTCTCGAAACACAACAGACCGTGCGCGTCAGAAAATCCTTACCTGTCAGCGCATTGGGCGAATTTCACCAGATCACCGCAGGCAACAGGTCCGGAGAATATCGGCCCTGAGAGACCGCTTCCGGGGCTCTTGGCGGCAGCGCCAGTGCTCAGCCCCTCCTGCATAACCCCCGAAAACAATGGGAAAATCGGGCCGGAGCCAGATCGGGAGAACGCTTTAGCGGGGGCAAGTGGCGGAGAGGGAGGGTCTGCATAAAGCTCGACCCTCCAATGACATAGAGTGTCTAACCCGGCCTATATGGGCCATTGAGGCAAAAGGGATATTTCGCGGACTGTCTAACCGCGCGGACCCGCCGCCCGAAACTGAAATCGCCGCTCCCGTTGGCGCGGGAAACGGCGATCAGATAGAAAAGCAGGGCAGCTATTCCGAGAACGAATTCTACAGCACCGACGACATAGGTGCAATCGCTAGGACGCACCCGATCATCGCCCGGCACTTCTTCGGCTTCGAGGAACTGGAGGTGGCGGCATGATCGACCTGCTCCAGTATCCCCCTATCGAATGGGAACGGTTCCGGTGGCTGCTCAAGGCCGGCGTGCCTGTCGACACCCTGACAGCGTTGACGCCGATCAGGATCGCGACCGGCCGCCGCGCCGAAGACGGCATCTTCGAGGATGACGACGCCGGCGCCGGCTTCCTTGTCTTCGAGGAACCGGAAGACGTGATCTTCTGGCAGCCGAGAACCGGCGAGATCGCAACCGCCGTCAACCGGGCCTTCGCGCTCGGCGAGAATGCGATCTACAATCCCGGCACATACTCTTTCGACTGTCACCTCAACATCTTCTCCAGTCCGCTCGATTGGCTGCGCAACCGCTGCGACGGATGCGTGATCCTGCATTGGGATCGCGCCTTCGACCGACTGCTGGACGCGCCGAGGATCGCTATCTCGGAAGACCTTCTGTTCCTCTACAAGCGCCACATGCGCCCGTCGCACATGCCGGAAGTGTCGGTTATCGCGACTGGAAAGGCGGTGGCGGCATGAGCGAAGTCATACCCTTGGAAGAATACGAACGCCGCAAGGCGAAGTCGCCGCGCTTCAAGCGGATCAACACCAATGACCTGATGGCAAAGGAATTCGAGCCGATCCGCTGGATTGTGCCCGACTATGTTCCGGAAGGGTTCTCGGTGCTCGCCGGTCGGCAGAAACTCGGCAAGACATGGCTGGCAATCGACGTGGCGTTGGCCTTGGCGAGCGGCGGCTTGTCCATGGGCGCGATAAGCGTCGAGGCGGGCGACGTGCTCTATCTCGACCTGGAGAACGGCGAGCGGCGCGTGCAACGCCGGATCGACGCGATCTATCCCGACGAGCGCAGCCGGCCGGACCTGTCGCGCTTGGATTGGGTGACGGAAGCTCCCGCGCTCGACAAGGGGCTGATTGATGCCCTGGAGGACTGGCGGCAATCCGTCGCCAATCCTCGCCTTGTGGTGATCGACGTGCTCCAGCGTATCAAGCCGGTCGGCAATGCCGCACGGAATTCCTACGAAAATGACTACAGCGCATGGGCACCGCTACAGCGTTGGGCCATGGAAAATGGGATTGCCGTGATCGGGCTTCACCACACAAAGAAGGGCGGTGCCGATGATCCCCTTGAAGCCCTGTCCGGTTCCAACGGTCTGTCGGCGTGTGCTGACACGACCTTGGTGCTCGACCGCGACGGCAACGGGATCACGCTGTACGTTCGCGGGCGCGACGTTGACGAGAAGGAAAGCGCGCTCGACTTCGCGGCGGGCATTTGGACAATGAAGGGCGATGCCGCCAAGGTCCGCATGACCGGCGAGCGGAGCAAAATCCTCGATGCCCTGGCCGACGCCGGGGAGCCGATGACGCCGAACGAGATCGCGTTCGCTACCGAGATGCCAAACCAGAACGTTCGGCAAACCCTGTCGCGCATGTGCAAGGCCGGCGAGGTGAGCAAGGCGGGCTACGGCAAGTATGTCCACCCGGATCATGCACCCCCTGTCACACCTGTCACACTGTCACAGTCAGGGGGAGAATCGGCGGAAACCGACGAATTCCCGGCCTACGACGCCTATTCGGCGCGGCAACCAAAGCAGGTGTGACACCGTGACAGGTGTGACACCCCCTTCGGCGTCTGATCTGGCCGGCGATCAGATGACCGACCTAGCGACCGGCGAACCCTGAAAGGAACGGACATGCAAGAGACGCGGAAGATCGCTTCGGTAAAGGAAATCCTCGAAGACGTGCGCAATTCGGGAGCAACATCGGTCGAGGATCAATTGAAGCTGCTCGCAGAGAAATTCGTGATCGCGGCTCAAGCTATCGACCCCACAATTGAGGGATCATGGTGCGGTTACGATGGCGAGAGGTTCAATCGCCTGTTCCATGTGCATCTTGAGCGGGCCGGATCGCCATTCGTACGGCAGTAGTCCAATCGTTGTTTGTAGGACATAATTCCTATATCATGTGCCGCACCTGAAACGAGGTGCGGCACATGTCTATTTTGGAAGGCGAACTGGCACAGGTGATCAGCGAAGCCCTGATCGACGCCAATGTGCCCTTTGACATTACCGTCAGGCGCACGGAGATCGTGGGCGGCGTTCCATGGGAGCCGGGCAGCGGCGAGGAAGTCACAACGAATTACCCGGCCAAGGGCTTCGTGGCGGACTTCAGCACGCTGGAGCGTGCGCAGACGCTGATCGAAGCCAATGACGTAAAGATCGTCATTCTCTTGCCGACGATCGACACCATGCCGTTGACGAGCGATTCCGTGATCGCGCGCGGCAAGGTCTACAGCATTATCCGCCTATCGCCCGATCCGGCCATGGCTACGTTGGAGATACAGGCGCGCGCATGACCAAGGCTCGACCGAAGCGCGGGAAAACTGGTGCCAATCCCGACGCTGCGCGGGGGGGGGGCACGCGGGGGGAGTGTTCTTCTCTCTCTCCCGAAAAAAATCCTGGGGGAGATGCCGCCGAGACGGCTATCCGCTTCCTCGAGACCCTGAAAATTCCGGAGGGTCCGAAGGCCAGCGAGCCGTTGCGCCTGGCTGAATTTCAGCGGTCTTTCGTCCGGGGCGCGCTCGATCCGGAGAACATGGTCGCGTGCTTGTCCATCGGTCGCGGCAACGCGAAGACGGCGCTTTCGGCCGGGTTGGCGCTCGGAAGCCTGATCGGCGCGTGGGATGCGCAGCCGAAAAGGGAAATCCTGTTTGCCGCTCGGAACCGCGATCAGGCAAAGACGGCGTTCAACTTCCTTGTCGGGTTCATCGAAGGACTGCCGGAAGGCGAGCAAGAGTTGTTCACGATCCGGCGCGGTTCCCGGCTGGAAGTCGAGTACGAGGGCAACGGCGGTGGCATGGCCCGATGCATCGCAGCCGATGGGCGGTCGATCCTGGGCGGCGCTCCTACGCTGGCGATCCTTGACGAGCGCGCGGCATGGGAGCGGGATAAGGGCGACCTGCTGGAGAATGCGATCCTGTCCGGTCTCGGCAAGAGGAACGGCAAGGCGCTGATTATCAGCACGTCCGCGCCCGACGATGCCAACACCTTCTCCAAATGGCTGGACGAACCGCCGCCAGGCACCTTCGTTCAGGAACACCGGCCGCCCTTCGGCCTTCCTGCCGACGATCTGGATTCGCTTCTGGTCGCCAATCCGGGCGCGATAGAGGGGATCGGCGCGTCGGCGGAATGGTTGATGGCACAAGCCCGGCGAGCGATAGCGCGGGGCGGTTCGGCGCTGTCTTCCTTCCGCAACCTCAACCGGAACGAAAGTGTCTCAACCGAAGACCGCTCGGTGCTGGTCACTGTGGACGAATGGCTGTCCGCCGAGGTGAAGCCGGACGATCTGCCGGCGCGGGAGGGGCCGTGCATTCTCGGCATCGATCTAGGCGGCTCCCGTTCCATGTCGGCAGCGGCCTTCTACTGGCCTGAAACCGGACGGTTGGAGGCTGTCGGCACCTTCCCGGCCATTCCTACGCTTGCGGATCGCGGCGCGGCCGATGGCGTGTCCGGGCGCTATGTCGAAATGCAGCAACGCGGCGAGTTGACCGTGCTCGGCGAGAACACCGTGCCGCCTGGGCCGTGGTTGGTCGAGGTGGCTAAGCTGGTCGAGGGCGCGACGATCACCTGCATTGTCGGCGACCGCTTCCGGCACGCCGAATTCACCGAAGCCATGCAGAAGGCGAATTTGCGCGTGCCCTTCATCTGGCGCGGCTTCGGATGGAAAGACGGCTCGGAAGACATTGAACGGTTTCGCCGTGCTCTATTCGATGGCGAGGTGAAGACCCTTCCCAGCCTCTTACTGCGGTCGGCGTTCGCGGACGCGATCACGCTGGTTGACCCGGCCGGCAATCACAAGCTCGCGAAATCGAGATCGCTTGGCAGGATCGACGCGGCGGCCGCTACCGTCCTGGCTGTTGCCGAGGGCGCGCGGCGCGTAGCTCGACCCGCCCGGCCGGCGAGGGTTGCCCAGTGGGTGTAAGGTTTCCCCGTCACGGCAAGAGCATCTATCGCACCGAACAATGGAAGGCCGTCCGGTTGCTCGCCAAGCGCCGCGACGGCTTCAAATGCGTCCAGTGCGGGGCGCGCGGTCGGCTGGAGGTGGATCATATCAAGCCGATCCGCGACGGTGGCGCACCCTTCGATCTGGAGAACACGCAATGTCTGTGTGTTCCCTGCCATTCGAGGAAGACCCGGCTTGAGATCGGCTTGGGCCGGGAAGACCCGGAACGGGATCGGTGGCAGGCGCTATTGAAGGACTTTATTCCTATGTCTTGATACGGTATCATAATACCGCAATTGCAACAGGAGAGTCCTTCAATGCTGGAAAGTGTCAAAATCCAGCGTCGGCAAAGTGAGATCAGGCAGACGCTTGCCGGGCTGGTCGGCAAGTCCGATGCTACCGAAGACGAGATCAGGCAGATTGATGCCCTGGACCTCGAATTCAGGAACAACGAAACCAAGTATCGCGGTGCCCTGATCGCCGAAGACGAGGAACGCCGGGAAGCCGGCGCGGACCTTGAAACCCGCTCGGATCGCGAATTCTCCGAACTGCTCGACCGTTTCGAGCTACGGCAGGTTGCCCTTGCGCTTGACGAGGGCCGGGCACTGGACGGCGCAACTGCCGAGATCGTGCAGGAAATGCGCAGCCAAGGCGGCTACCGTGGAATTCCGATTCCCTGGCAGGCGCTGGAGACGCGAGCCGGCGAGACCATCGCCAGCGGCACGCCGGACCCGATCAGCACGCGCCCGATCATCGACCGGCTTTTCCCGGATAGCGTGTCGGGCCGCATGGGCGCGCAGCTTATCACCATCGACCACGGCGCGGTCGAGTGGCCCGTTGCCACGTCCGGCGCGACGGTGGGCTGGCAGGCGACCGAAACCGGCTCTGTCGGCGCGGCATCCGCCTTCGCCACGACCGACAAGGCGCTCAAGCCCGACAACACGCTCGGCACGCAAATGAAGATCACGCGCAAGGCGCTGAAGCAGTCCGGTGCCGCGCTGGAGCAAGCCGTGCGCCGCGACATGAATTCGGCCATTGCCGCCGCGATGGATAAGGCCGTGTTCCTGGGCACTGGTGCCGATGGACAGCCGCTCGGCGTCATCACCGGGGCCGATACCTACGGGATCACGGAAGACGAGGTTGACGCCGAGGCGCGTTGGTCCGCTTTCCGTGCCGCTGTAACCGCCTTCATGGTCGGCAATGCCGCGACCGGTCCCGGTTCCATCCGGGCGCTGATCCGTCCGGAACTTTGGGACTTCTGGGACGGTATCCTGATCGACGGTACAGCCGTGACGGAATGGGATCGGGCGACCCGCCATATCCCGGCCGGCAATTGGGCAATGTCGAGCAACGCGCTCGCCGCGCCTGCCGGTGATCCGGTTGCCGTGTCTTCGCTGCTTACCACGAGCACCGGGGGCGTTGCGCCGATGTTTGTGGGTGTGTGGGGCGGCATTGACCTCATTCGCGATCCGTACTCGGACGCGGCGTCCGGTGGCCTTCGCTTGACCGCGCTCGCCACCATGGACGTGACGGTTGCCCGCCCTGCGCAGCTTCGCCTTCTGTCCGGCCTGGAGCTGGTCGCGGGTGAAGGCGGCGAGGGCTGACCGATGCTGTGGGGCGCGCACGCTGGAGGGCTGGAGCTACGCCGTAGCGATGACGGCTCCCACCATCTGCGTGGGCGCTTCCCCTATGGAAAACCCGCCGTCTTGAGTGACGGCGGGCGCAACGGCCGGCCACAGAAGGAAGTCATTGAACCGCGGGCATTTTCGTACCGCGTCGATCTTCCCGGCGAAGACATACACCTGCTTGTCGGGCACGACTACGATATGCCGCTCGCCAGCAAGAAGACCGGCACGCTCAATTTGAGAGACACGGCCGAAGCCCTTGTCTTCGATGCCACGAATCACGCGCGCCATTGCCGAAACGACGCATGGTCGCGATGCCCTGGCGCTGATCGGTGCCGGGCTCGCCGTTGGCATTTCGCCTGGCTTCCGTATTCCGCCCGCACGGGCCGTGCCGAAGGCGGAAGAGATCGAGGACGAACCGGATCGCCCGGACGAAGGGATGCACCGCGCGATCATCCGGCGCGTGCTCGCCGCGCTGCTCTACGAATTGTCTGTAGTCACAAGGCCGGCGTACCCGGAAGCACAGGTCGAGGCACGCAACTGGAATCCGGAAGCGCAAGCCCGCGTGATCCTGCCAAGCAGTCACCTTAACCGGTGGAGGGTCTGACATGGCGATCACCATCAAGCAGGTAGAAGCTATCCCGGAAATTTATCCCGACGCGCCGCTCGGCATGAATGCGGCGGCAACCGCGCTCGACCCGGCGCTGATCTGGCAAAGGATCGAAGGTTACACGGCATGGCGCTGGAGCCAACGCGCCGTGGAATGGATCGTGGAGGGCGGGGGACAGTGGGAACCGCCCTTGTCGCCGGCCACAATCACCAAAGCCGAGATCTGGCGCGGCGGCGCATGGGAGGAATTGACACTCCCGGCCGCGCCACTCGGCGGCTTCTTGCTTACTGGACATGGGCCATATCGGTTCACCGGCACTGTCGGCGAGGATGACGCGGAGGTGCCCGTTTCAGTCAAGGAAGCCTATCGCCGGCTTGCGGAGTATTCCTCGCAATCGAAGGGCAAGGTCGGGGCGCGTGTCGAGCGGATCGGGGCTGGTTCGATCAGTCTCTCGCATCACCGGCATGAAGCCTGGATGGCGCGGGCGATGGAAAACAGCGGCGCGGGCGACCTCTTGCGCAAATGGCGGAGGGCGCGTTGATGTTGAATTTCTGGCCCTTCAAACGCGCCGAGAAGATAGAGACCCGCGCTTCCGCGTCCGGCTTTACGGCTGAAATCATGGCCGCGCGCGAAGCATATATCAGCGGGGCATCCGGCGTCGGAGAACTGACAGCGGCTGTCCAGTCCTGTGTCAGCTTGTGGGAGGGCGCTTTCGCGCTCGGCGACGTTTCCGGGACCGACATGCTCAACCGGCGCACCATGGCAATGATCGCTCGCTCCCTTGCCCTTCGCGGCGAGTATGTCGCGCTGATCGGCGACCGGGGCTTGATCGGCGCGGCAGATTGGGACTTGTCCACAAGGGACGGCGAGCCGAAGGCATACCGTCTTTCGGTCAGCGAAGCGGGTGGCGGACGCACGATGACGGCGCTTGCGGCCGAAGTGGTACACTTCCGCGCCGGTGCCGATCCTGTCCAGCCCTGGACGGGGCAGGCTCCCTTGCGCCGCGCCCGGCTCACTGCCGGACTGCTACAGGCAATCGAAAGCGCGCTCGCCGAGGTGTACGACAACGCGCCGTTGGGAAGTCTGATCGTTCCTTTCCCCGAATCGAGCGAAACCGATCTGGAGGTGTTGGGGCGCGGCTTCCGGCGTCGGCGTGGTCGCGTGCTCTTACGCGAATCGGTTTCCGTCACGGCGGCCGGTGGGCCGGCTCCGAACACAGATTGGCGACCGTCTGACGTGACGCCGAACCTGCAACCGGCGATGCCGCTGGAGGCGTGGCAGGCGGCGCGCGGTTCGATCCTGTCTGCATTCGGCGTCCTGCCGGCGCTGCTGTTCGATCACGCGCAAGGTCCGCTGGTCCGCGAAGCACAACGCCACCTTGCGCAATGGACGCTCCAGCCGCTCGCAATGTTGATCGGCGAGGAAGCCGGCCGGAAGCTCGGCGGCGAGATCATGATCGACCTCATGCGCCCGGTTCAGGCGTTCGATGTGGGCGGCCGTGCGCGGGCGCTGTCAACGATCATCGAGGCGCTGGCGAGGGCGAAGGAAGCCGGCCTGGAGCCGGCCGCGCTCAATGCGGCGCTGACCCAAGTCAATTGGGGCGAAGGGGATAAAGCAGCTTGAGGCTGGCCACCTCGCGCTTTCGCATCGGGCGCGTTTAGGCTGGGATTAGACGGATCGTACCCGGCTGGCATGTGGCCAAAAACCCCGTCAGGACGCGGCAGGGTTCCTTTCTTGCCTGCGCGGCGTTTAAGCGGGCCGGGAGCATGACTCCCGGCCCGACTTCAAAGGCTATACTGTCGCTGGTTCTTGGCCGCAGCCAAGCATTCCGCGTATGTGTCCAGTAGCCACTTTCGATCCGCGCCTTCATTGGCGCCGACCTTAATGCCGTGGCTATCCGCCTTCTTTTCGATTCGGGCCACGTCGATCAAGAGTTTGTAGGCAACGTGTTCGGGCGAATTGTCTCCGATACGGAGGACGATGGTTTCGGCCATTAGATTTCCTTTTCTTTCGACTTTTTGTCCCCCTCCCCGAATCGCGGGGTAAATTGGGGATGACGACATTTTGGAGTGCGCGCGGACACAATACAAGTTGCAAATCCCCCTAGAGTGTGCGCATACTCATTCTAACAACAGGCAGGCGATTCGATGCGCGCGAAAGCACTGGTTCCAATTCTGGCTGAGATTTTCGGTGTGCCCTCCGAGACGGCATTCGTGATTGATCGCGGCTTAGCGGAAGCCGGCTACCGCGCGAAAGGTAAAGGTCGGGCTTGGCCCGAAATGTCGCGGCGTGAAGCTCTCTACTTCCTGATCGCCTGCATGACCAGCACCACGTCGAAGGGCAAGGTCGCCACGCGGGCAGCGGAAGACGTGAAGGTCTGGGCTTCCGCGTCAACGACTGTCACGGCGAGTTGGGAGACCTATGCGGCTTATGGTGATGAGGAGGAAAGCGCCGAGGACATGATCGCTGGATACGGCGTTGACATCGACCCGGACGATTTGGCGCACGGACCACGGATCATTGATCGTACAGCTTCCGTGCCGTTCGTTGGCCCGCTTCATGGCCAGACTGTCTCCCTGATTGACTACCTGCTTGAGGTAATGCGCTACCAAGAGGGCGATGGCCGTCACCGCAGCATGGAAGACGTGATCTTTTCGCTTTCACCGTCCCATTTTGAAGCGAGCGTCAGCATCCATCTGGGCTACGGCAAGCACGACAAGGAAACATTCGTTGTCCATGACGACGATCTTGAAGTGCCCTTCGAGTACGGCATTCGCACCGACATATCTGTTGACGGGACGTTCCTCGCTGCCATTGCCGCCCGAACCACCGATCCGCTCGGGGAGGCGACCGACTGATGCCGCGCCGCTCGACCCCTTGCACGCAAGCTGATCTGACCCGCCTGATTAAGGCGGCGTTGGCGGCTGGTGTCGGCGTCGAGCGGATCGCGGGCGTCAAGCTGACCCGCGACGGTGCGGTGCTGCTTTTCGGCGAACAGAAACAAGTCCGGACTGATTCCAGCAACGAATGGGATGAGGTGCTGGAATGATCGCGCGCCGCCGCCTGCCGAAGTACGTTTCGGAGTTTGCCGACCGCCACGGCAAGATGCGTGTCCGGTTTCGCCGCAAAGGGCAGGAAGATCACTACTTCCAGTCTCTGCCCTGGACACCGGAATTCATGCAGGAATATCAGGCGTGCCTGAATCGTGAGACCGCGCCTGCGGTGGAGCCGGGGCTGTCGCGCTCGAAGCCGGGCACATTAAATGCCTTGATCGCCACCTACTACGGCTCGCCGGAATTCAAGGGGCTGCGAGACAGCACCAAGGCGACCTATCGCGGCATCATCGAACGCTTTCGCGTCCAGCACGGCGACAAGCGCGTGGCGGCTATCGAGCGCAAGCATATTAAGGCGATCATCGGCAGCATGTCGGATCGCCCGGCCGCCGCGAATAACCTTCTAGACCGTCTCAAGGCGCTGATGACGCTCGCAATCGACATTGGGATGCGTAAGGACGATCCGACGCTCCGGATGCGCGGCTACGGCTCTAAGGGCGACGGCTTCCACACCTGGACGGAAGATGACATTGCGGCATTTGAGACGCGGCACCCCATAGGCTCGAAAGCGCGGCTTGCACTGGCGTTGATGCTCTACACCGGCCAACGCCGATCCGATGCCGTCACGATGGGATGGCAGCATGTCGCCGGGGGCCGGATCAAAGTCCGGCAACAGAAGACCGATGCCCGGCTTGAGGTGCCCATGCATCCGACCTTGCGGGAAGTGATGGCAGCTACGCCGCGCGAGAACATGACGTTCCTTGTCACCGCCTGCGGGAAGCCCTTCACGCCGGCCGGTTTCGGCAATTGGTTCCGGGAGCGGTGCAACGAGGCGGGCTTGCCTCACTGCTCGGCGCACGGACTGCGCAAGGCCGCTGCTCGCCGGCTCGCCGAGGCCGGATGCTCCAATCAGCAAATCAAGGCGATCACCGGCCACAAGACCGCGAAATCTCCCGGTACACCGCCGCAGCCGATCAGGTGCGCCTTGCCGAACAGGCGATGGCGGCAGCCTATGGGGCGGAAGGGGAACAGAAATTGTCTAACCACGAGGAAAGGTTAG